TGGACAACAATTTAGAAGTGGTAAAGAACCAAACCTATCAAGTGTAGCTGGTGTAGTTGCACAAATGAAATGGGGTGTAATTGGTAACCTTGGAAAACAAGGAATGAAAGATGTTATTTTAGAAGTCATAAAGAAAACAGAGGGTAGAAAAAACTTTGATGATCTTATTGAGATAGAAGCAACACAAGAGTTTGACGAAGAAAAACAATTATCAGCAAGAGTAAGAGATGCTTTAAAAAAGAAAGTTGATGATCATAACGAGAAGTATGGTGATAGAAAAGGTAAAAGAGTTACCTTAAGAATGTTAGGTGCTGTATTTAGAAGAGGTGTAGGGGCTTATAGAAACAATCCAGGTTCTGTAAGACCAGGTGTACGAAGTGAAGATCAATGGGCTTATGCTAGAGTTAATGCGTTTTTATTTGCTGTTAGAACTGGCAGATTCCAAGGAGGAAAGTTTGACCTTGATTTATTACCATCAGGACACCCTTTAGCTACATAATGAAACAAATAGAAACAAAATTATTTATAGAAGAAGATAAATCAAATAACGAATGTAATATTGTAATTAGAGTAACTTCATTACCATCTAAAGAAGATGCTGTACATTTAGCAACATTTATTATGGCAACTAGATGTATTGATTTTTCAGATATAAACATATCCGATTACGATATGCCACCAAATACAACATTACACTAATGATAGTAAGCGAAAGACAGGTTAAATTATTCGGTATTAAGAAAGTTGCCGAAAGAGAATGGTATAGACAAAATAGGTTAAGAGAACCTTTTATTAAAAATTTTAATAGAGTAATGACCAATTATTATCGTAATTTAGCTAATGAAATCAACGAAACTTGGAAAACTGGTTCTTTTTTTTTAATTTCTTTAGACATGAATAGAAACCAAAAAACATTGCAAAATTTATTTAGAGTACAATATACAGTTATTGCAAACGCATTTAAGAATTATGCATTGGATAGAATGCAAAATGTAAAAGACCTCGATAGTGACTTTGATAGAAAGTTAAACTTGTATATTGAGGAAAATGTTGGTACTATGGTAACGGACATCAATGAAACAACTAGAAATAGAATACAAAGTGTTATAAATAGTGGTTACAATGATGGGTTGTCTACTGAACAAACTGGTAATGCTTTACGTAATACCATTTTGGGTTTTGGTGCTTATAGAGCAAATTTAATTGCTCGTACAGAAACACACAGAACTGCTTCATGGGCAAACGAAACTGTTGCTGAGAATATGAATATCTCAGGAACACAGAAAGAGTGGATTGCTATCCAAGATGCAAGAACTAGGGTAACACACTCAATCGCAAGTGGTCAGCGAATACCTTTAGACCAGAAATTCGTTGTTGGTGGTGAAAGATTAAAATATCCAGGTGATCCAAGTGGTTCGCCAGGAGAAACAATAAATTGCAGGTGTTCAGTAATTTATACTACACCTGATTTTTTATAGGAGGAATTATGGAATTTATTTTAGGATTAATAGCAGGTTATGGTATCTGTAAATCAAATGATAAATGGGGTTGGTCAAATAAGATAGTTAAGAAAATAAAACAAATGAAAAAATAATGCCACTAGTAAAACCAAAAGATAAAGAAAAAAGAGATGACTTTATTGAAAGATGTATGGGAGATAAAACTTCTGTCACAGATTATCCAAAAAGAGGTCAAAGGTTTGCTGTGTGTAATTCACTTTACAATGCAAAGAATAAAAAGGAGGAATATTCAATGACAGACGTAACAAATATGGCTAGTGCAATAAAAACTTTAACAGATATTATTGCAAAAGAAAAAATGCCAAAAGACGAAGAAGATATGATGAAAGAAAAACCAAATAAACGAGATTTATTTGACAACGAAGAAGATGCTAGAGAGAGAGCAAAAGAATTA